AGTGCAAAAAATGTCAACAATATTCTTAACAGATGGTTGTGGTCATACTAATCACAATTTTACTGACATGAATGAAAATGGTAAAGTAAATAGAGATGGCTATTTACATGATGAATGGATAAAAGATAGTCCTAGGCTTCAGGCTGAAAAAATAGGTCCAGATGGTAATCCTATATATGATAGTGTTGATGAAGTTGCATATGCTAATGCACAAAGAGCTTATAATAGAAAAATGAATGTTATGGGATTAGACACTAAAGGTGTAAAAAATATTTCTAGATTTATAAGTATGGTACATAAACTTAGAGATAATCCAGAATCACTACCAATATATAACAGATTAATGGAGGAGCAGGCTGCTACTAAAAGAGATATAGATACATTAAGAAATACTTTTTTTGATGAGAAAGGAACTCTTAAGAAAAGATTTCAAGGAACTGATAGTCAGGGCAATCCTATTATAAATTCTTCTGATTTAGAAGATTTAGAACTGTATTTAGATATGTATATGGGTAATACTATGTTAAGTCAATTTACAGATATGATGCAAGAATCAGCTAACTTAGGCATATTTGGAAAAAACATAGATGGATTATTTGCCAACGACTATTTACAAATGCTAAGTGTAATGGAACAGAATTTAGCAAAACTTTCTAATATGCATAAAGCAATAGTAAAAACTTTAGGGTATGATGATGCAGGTAATCCAGACACAAATGTATTAGATGTATTTAAAAAATTAGATGAAGGTAGGGAATTACAAAACGTAAAATTTTTAGAAAAAACTGATTATGTTCTTAAAGAATTAGAAGGATTACAAATAAGAACTGATAGTGAGCTTGCAGGTTTTCAAATAGATGATTTATATGATCCAAACAGCAGTATAGGTAGTACTTTAGATTTAAGACAACTACCTTCCCTTAATAAATACGAAACAAATTATACAAAAATTACTGGTAGTACAAGAAGCACTAGAGAAGCAGACATGAATATTCTAGGAGAAGAAATCATAGAAGTTATTGGAGCTAGATGGGATGATCTTTTTGGTGAAAACGGAACTATGAAAGCTCTATACAATAATGTAAAATTAAATACAGAAGGAAAACCTATAAAAATATTTGATCTTCAAACAGAGGATATGCAAAGAGTAAGACAGGCTTTTGAAGCAGGGCAAGGTACAGATACTCCAGATTCTTTATTTATTATGGACCCCCATTGGCAAGGTATAAATAATTTATTTAAAAAAGGTGGTGCCCCTGTAAAACGTGTAGTTACTCCTACAGACGACTTAGGAAATTCTACTGGCAGTCCTATAGAAATATATGTGGATGCTGATACTACTATGGATGAATTATTAAGAGTGCGATCTGAATTTAATCGTGTAAGAAAAACAGACCTAACAGGTATAGAAGGGCATGATGCAGGAGAAAATGCTATAAGCATAACTAAATACTTAGACGACCCTACAAAAAAAGAATTACAAGCTGCTAATAAAGCATATATGTCTGCTGCTGAAGATTGGAAAGGCGGTATAGGTAAAAAATTTATGGCAACAGATGCACAAGGCTCAGGTGCTCGATTAGAAGATAAATTTACAATATATGATACAATTATAGATGGTATTTTAGATAATCCTCCTAGATTTGCAGAAAAATTAAATGTATTTTTTGATTCAAAAGAAGCAGGTTTAGATTATGTTACTAAAGTTTTAGCTCATAGAATACATATGGGTAGGCAGTTTAGTGAAGATGATTTTTCTAAAATAGAAAGTTTTTTTGTTAACGCTGAAAAATTCGAAACTAGTGGTGGGGAATTGTTAGACGTAATGCCTGTAAGAAAAACTACTATAATAGGAAAAGAAACAGTACAATTTGACGACAAAACAAAAGAATTAAAAGATATGTATGGTGCAAGAAGAGATATAGCAAAAGAAGCAAATGCTGAAATAAATTCAATAGGAAGAAATCAACAAGCTTTGGTAAGTGCACAAAAAAAAGCAGAAGGCGATTTAGAAATAATATTTCAAGGTATGAATATTGGAAGAGGCAGAAGAAATAGAACTGATTTTTATAATAGATTAAATGCTGATGGTATAGACGGAATTAAAGAATTAAAAGAAACTTTTTTTGGTGGAAATTACAGTGGTACTTTAACAGAGGCAGATTTTGATGATGCTATATTATTTGTTGTAAAAGAAGAATTAGAAAACCAATTTTTAGAAGCTAGTATGACTACTAGAGTAATTCCTAAAGTTAGTAAAATAAAAAAAGATGGTTTAACTAAAGAAGATCAAGGTTGGATAGAACAACTAAATATAGAAGCAGATAAATATCAACAAGTTTTAAACAAAAATAGAAAAATATTAGAATATTTACAATCAGTAAAGCCTTCTGTAGGTGGAGATATAGATGTTTTAAAAGGTATACAACTTACTACAAGAAGTGGTATTACTGCCAGAGCAGGTGCTCCTAAAGGAAAAATACTTAATGTTCCTACACCTACTTCTTTTTCTACATATCAATCTTATGGATGGGCTTGGGCTAGAGGTGTTGTAGGAACTAAATGGATTGCTGCACAACTTGGAAGAACACATATTGCAAACCAAAATGCAAAAATGTATGTTCAAGTTCTTACTGATCCAGATGCTGCTACTCTTATGTATAAAATAAATAATGGTAAAGCACTAACTATACCAGAACAGATTAAATTTAAAAATGTAATTATAAGTATGCTACCTACACTACGAGATGTATACGGAGATATGACGCAAGGAGAAAGAATGACTAGGGAGAGAATCTGGGAAAAGAAAATAAATGCTTATGTAGAATTAGCAGCAAAAGGTGGAATCCCTAACAGCTATATTAAATCACAATAGGAGATTGATGTGATACAGAAATTACGAGAGTATGCTATAATAGGCATAACTTTAGGTATAGTTACAAGTGTAGCATTTGGTGAAGATTCAAACATAACCAATAACACCACCACTACATCTACTGTAACTTCAACCAATACCAATAATAATAATAATACTAATATTACAAATAGCACTAGCACTAATACCAACTGGAATACAAACTCTAATATCAATAATACGACCATAAATTCTACCACAACAAATACTAATAACAATACATCTACTAGCAATGTAACCTCTAATATAACTCAAACACAAGATGTAACAAATACAAGCACAAGCACTGTAAACTCAACAGCAAACAATACTAATTTATCAACTAATAATAATAATAATGTAAATACATCTACAAGTTCAAGCACTGTGAATACAGAAAATATTAATGTAAATAATAATACAAACACTTCACAAAATGTGAACACATCAACTAGCACATCTAACGCTACACAGAAGGTAACGCAAAGAATTAAAACTGCTCCTCCATCAGCCGTGGCTCCTTCAATAATGTCTTATTCTCAAGACCTTTGCACTACAGGGGCTTCTGCAGCAGTTCAGACACAAATATTTGGTATATCATCTGGTAGAAGTGTGCGAGACGAAAACTGTGAACGTTTAAAAAATTCTAAGGCTCTATATGACATGGGAATGAAGGTAGCGGCTGTAGCCCTACTCTGCCAAGACGAAAAAGTTTTTAGAGCAATGGAACAAAGCGGCAGTCCTTGCCCATACAAAGGTAAGATAGGTGCTGAAGCACAGAAAGCATGGGATGAGAATCCTGAAGATAGACCAGATTGGCATTTAATAAAAGCTGATATGAAAAGTCAAAACTTCAGAGCTTACAAGAAAAAAGATTTCTGTAAGAAATATTCAACCCACAAACTATGTCATGCTAAATAATTTATACGATATGTTAAAAAACATAGTTATAATTATTATAGCTATTCTTTTTACAGTAGGTCTTACAACTGCTGCATCATTAATTAGATATGCATTTGCCGAACAGCCTACCTTTACTGTTGGTACAGAGAGTATAATAAATATACAAAACTCAGGCACAGCTCTTAATCTTGGTGATGATTCGATGAGTGGTATGAAAAATATTGGTTTTGATTTTACTTTTTATGACCAGACATTTAGCCAAGTAAACATATCAATGAACGGATTCTTTACCTTTCAGTCGAACTTTTCAATACCAAGAAACAGAAATTATTTATCTGAAGTTATACCTGCAACTTCATTTAACTATTCTGTATTCCCTTTGTGGACCGATTTAATTAATAGAAACGGAACAAGAAATCCCTACATACAAACTTTTGGTAATACATCAGATACAGATCAGTATTTTGTTATAGGATGGTATAATGCAAAAGAATACAGCAATCAATTACAGAATACCTTTGAAGCTATTTTATATGAGGGTACAAATCAAATTGAGTTCAGGTATGATAAAATACAAATTCGTACACACGATATTACCATAGGCGTTCAAGGTAATAACGAAGCAACAACCTATCTACGATATGAAGACACTAATGCAAAACAGTACATGCAAACAGATGATTTTAGTGTTACAACAGCAGAGGTTATAGATGAGTCATTTAGTAATCTATCTTCTGAATGTTTAGTTAACTCTAGTTTTTCTAATTTATGTGATGTCTACGATTTAACAAATGATTTTGAAGAAGAAGATTATTTATATGGTACAGGTCTTACAGACTCTATATTATATGGGTATGATGAAGAGGAGGATTTTTATGGATTTGACGAAGATGAAACAAACTTATATGGAACATCGTTGGTTTCTGAAGATGTTAGCTTTGGGCACATTGGGAGTGATGACTATGATGTTATTGCTATCACTACTGATATCATTCTTGTTGATGAATATTATTTAGAAGATGAGTATATATCAATGGATGATGACTTCACTTTTACTGATGACTCTTTTATTCCTGATGTAGAAGAAATAGATTTTATACCTATACAAGATATAACAGACACAGAAGTAATAGATATATTTGAAGTGCATACGGAAGAAGACTTTCTTATGTTTGTAGAAGAAGAACTTACAGAAGAAGAGTTTGCTGAAGTTGTAGAGGAAGTATTTAATGAAGAAGAAATAATAGAAGAAGAAGAGCAAGAACTAAACGAAGAAGTAGAAGAAATAACACCTGATCAAATAGAAGAAGAACAAAGTGATGATCAAGAAAGTAAAAGAAAAGTTAACAGCATAGTAGCGTCTACTAATTCCCTACTTGAAAGAATAAACCCTAACATAACTGGTGGCACTTCTCAAACTAGCACTACAGCTTCTGTATCTAACAACACATCAGGAGGATCATCTTCTATGTCTACATCTAGCTCACCTAGTATTTCAGATCAAATAGCTTCATCCCAGGCACAAACCAACACTGTTTTACAATCTATTAATCTTGTACCTATGCCTGCAATAGGCAATACACCTTCTACAATAATGGCTGAGGTCCAAGTAACCACTATGGAAAATCAGATAGAAAGTATGACTAGTACTATGGTAACAGCGTCTGAAGCTGACCAGATAGCAGAACAGATAGTAGCTAATAATATAAGAGCACAGCAAGAGCAATCACAACAGCAAGAACAAGAGTCTGGTAGATATGATACCCAAGGACAAGCAAACTTACTTGCCTACATGAATTATCTACCAGGTTTTGATACCTATCAAGATATGAGTATACCACAGCCTACAGATTGGTATGAACCTAGAACTATCTATACAGATGTTACTATCGATGACAATTATGTTGGATATGGAATTATGATAGGCAATAATATAAATACATTATCAGGTATGGTATCTGAACAATCAGAAAATTTATTTGGAGGATAATATGGCAGAAGAAATAAAAGTCGTAGAAGTAGAAAGAAGGTCTTGGTATAACAATCCAGAAGGTTTTGATAAATGGAGGGTATTTCCAAGAATACTCATAACATTATATGGTATAATGTTTTACAAAACTTGCGACTGGTTTATGACATTACCTGATCCAACCAACTCACAATCAGCATTTGTATCTGTAATAGTAGGTGCAGGAGCTGCTTGGTTTGGTTTGTATGTAGGAAAAAAATAGGAGTACAATATGAAAAATATATTACCTAAACTTCAACAGTATATCACCATAATAGGGGTAATCACCGCAATAGGTGGAGGCTTCTATACCTGGGGTCAATTTAATTTACGTCTTGATAATATTGAGAAAAGAAAATTTAAGACTGTAGATATTGCACCACTAGAAACTAAAGTTGATGGTATTGAAAAAAGATTAGACAGGCTTGAAGGTAGAATGGATAAGCTAGGTAACAACGATAATCCACTAGCTCAATAATTTATAATATAAATAGTTAAGATTTAAACTATTGATTGGACAAAGGTTGTTTTCCTGTGTATACTACAATTAGTAACATAGGAGAATTTATCGGTGGAAAGCATGATTTTAAATTTAGCATCTGTTTTAGTGATGCTTTTGTGTTTTTTACAAGTGTTCTGAAAAAAAATAATCGTTTAAATGCTCATACAGAGCCTTTTAGCATGTTTCAGGTACTGTAATATCAAAAATAGACAATTTTGTTGTATGAGCTTCTATTCCCTTTATACAGGGTTTTACATAAATTTGTATGATTTTTCTACTAATTCTTCAAACTCTCGCTTAAACTCTCGTAGAAGGTTGGTTAAGGGCAGTGTACCTTCATAATCTTCATTCCAATCATCCATTGTCTTTCTAAAAACTTCAGGATTAACTGACTTATTTTCAAGATACACTTTCCCATCTTGTGAAAGCTCAACAGTAAATTGAGCTAGAAGTGCTCTAGTCGGTTTTTTCTTCGGCTGGTTCATTTGTATTGCCTATCACTTTATTAGTTGTGGGATCGACCATAACAAAACCCATAGCCCTAAAAGCCGTTAACATATCACTAACTTCAGCATATGGTAGTCCTGCTAATTTTTGTAAAATAGTGTTTGCTAAATTTTCCTGCATAAGATAATACTTTACAGGTTGGTATGCTTCATTAACGTCTGGCGTAGCAGGATCATCTGCTTTGAATTTGCCGTCTTCATCGTGGGCTCGTTTCTTTTCGGTTGCCATTAGACCTCCTTATTTTCTATAAATAGTGCTATAATAGCATAGTGAATTATTTTTAACAAATCCTTTCTCCGATCTTTTTTTGCACCTTTCTTTCCATATCTTTGTGCATATTTCATAATATTTCCTATACAGAAGCCAGTGCCATGACCAGCATCTATAATAAATTCTGTTGCCTGATAATTGTTTTTTGAATAGTGTTCTTTGTATGTATCTTGTATGTAGGCATACACACCATTCAATATATTCTGTTCATCATATTTATATTTAATTGATGTCTTTTTTACTGGGCTTGAACGCAACGACATTATCTCCCCTCTCTTCTATTTCTTTTCTTCGTTTTCTTTCTAATTCATCCATTATCATCTTATTGCCTTTTTCCATAACAGTCAACTGTTCTGATGTAGCCATTTGCATAAGACCAGCAAACAGAATATACATCTGTGTTCCTGTGTATGTGTCTAAATCAGAAGGTAGCAAATCTGCACCTACTATTTCAAAACCCTCTTCTTCAGGTTTTAATATTATGTACATATTACCCTCTTTCAAATCAAGCTCCTCTAAAAATTTATTTACCTTTTCGTTTCTTAAAAATTCTATCTTGTAAAAATCATCATCAGCCATTTAGCCACTCCATTGGTACTAAGCTTTCAGCCCATAAAAATTTATGCCTATCGCACCAGTTTGCGTATGTAGTTTTAGATGTTCTTGAAATCTTATTATTAGCATTAACAAAAACAAATCTTATATCAAGATCAGGATATTGTTCTTGTATAAGAAGATGTTTAACTCTATCATTTGTTGTTAGTCTTCCTTTTGTTTCTATGTATATTTTAGATTCTGGTAGGTAAAAATCTGGAGTATAATTTCTTATCTTAGGAACATAGTCAAAACTTACTTTTTCATATTGAAAGTCTACTTTGCGTTTGCCTAAGTCTGCAGCTACTTTTAGCTCAAACTTTGATCTGTATGGTAATCTATATCCTGACACTTTTTGGTTTCTCTAATTTTAATATAATTTCTAATTCGTCTATAATATTTCTCTGATACTCTTCTGCGTTTTCATAATCTATATCATCATAAAATCTATTCATCAAAGCAAACACGATAGCTTTATTACCTAACAAATATCTTATTTTTTCCATAGACTCATCTAACATAGCCATACCTCTTTCATATATAAAAGATTGATTTTTAGACATTTTTGTATATATAGGAATAGTATAATCACTATTTCTTAATTCTTTTATAATATCATCTCCCCCTATTAAAGAATAATTATCAGGATAAACATAAAAAACATTTTTATTCTCTTTATAATCAGCAAATGTTAGGTTATGCATTTTAAGTATGGGCATTTTTTACTACCTTAGTATACCACACATAAGGTGGGTTCTTTGCTCTTGATGTATGTTTAGGCAAATACTTAGCGTTTTTCCAACAGTGATGCCTAAATCCACAAAAACTACATTCCCTAGGTAAAAGTTTATTACCAGTAGGTTCTCCCTTTTCTATTTCATCTGTAGCTTTAAATTGTTTTTCTACTCTCTTTGTTTTTTTTAATTTACGAACATTTACAGTAGCAGCTTCTAATGCTTCTTTCTTTTCTTGTGCTTGTGTTGAAGGAGCTTCACACACTGTAATTTCTCCAGAAGATTTATCCATTACTATCCATCCACCAAAAGGCATGTTCTCACCTTCTGCGTAGGAAAAACCTTGTACGACATATCCAAAGGGATCATCATCTTTTACTTTTTGATATCCCCCAAACTCACCAAATTTATTTTGATACGCATAAGGGCTTGCAGATTTAATATCAAATACTTTCTTATCTATGACAACATCTAATGTTCCAGTAACCTCTGTGCCGTCTAAAGTTATTGCTGTAGGTTTTTGTTCAGCTTCTACATTAACACCAGATGCCTTCATAACAGCTATCAAAGCAGCTTCTACTAAATCACCTAATAGAAACCGCATTATAGCGTTATAGCTAAATGATTGTTCAATGCCTAGTTGCTCACACTGTTGTTGACATAAGGGCTTACCTATACCAGATAAGCGTAGGCGAAACTCTCTTGGCTCTCTAGAAAATTGTTTTTCTAAAGCTTGACCACAGGATTCTTTAAACTCGTCAACTAAAGAAGGAGGCATTTCAGCCTCCCCCTTCGTAGCTCTACTCAAGAAATCTTGTATGAAAACTTGAATATCACTCATTATGCTTCGACAGCAGCAAGGTCGATAGCATCCACACCCTCACCATTATTCGCTTGGGCATGCTCTTCTGACACTCGGAGATTGTAGGAATTTATCCTGTCTGCGAAAGCTACGAGTAACTCTCTATCATCTTTGGATAAATCTACAGTATCAGAAATAGTTAAGTTAGTTGAATAGTAAATGGTTGCTCCATTCTTATGTTTTACGGAATGAGCCTTGGCTACTACGTTAGGAGAAAGTAAATTCTTTTTATCAACATCTCTAAAATACTGAGCTATTGCATTGTAGCTTGAGCCTTTTCCATAAAATACGACAGGAACATTTTCCACTGGATTATCTTCACCAGTAGCAGTTTTACCATCTGCTATTGTTACTAAACCATACAGAACTTGATTACATTTAACAAGTGCTGAAGCAGCAGCTTCTGGGCTGTCTAAACCGATTTCCTCAATTTGTGCTCTGGTTAGCTTACCACATTTAAAGCCGCCCTCACTATCTGGAAATTGATCATTGAGCTTGGCTTGTTGCGTAGTGCGAACTGAATAGGCACCCTGCTCATTATCCCATAAACTATACATAAACCTTCTGATAAAAATTCTAAAAGTCACATCTTTACCAAATACTTTCTCCTTTGTTTCAGGATTGTATAAAGTAAACTGACCTCTAGGTAGGGTATTACCCTCATCATCTTCAGGTGCATGATTGATAGATAGTCTAGCTAAAGAGTCTCCGCCTTCAGGCTTATCTTCTCTTTGACCTATCAATTCTGCTAGTTGGTCTGCAGACACTTTATCCAGATTTTCTGGAATTACGAGGTCTGAACTTTCGCTTGTTGCTAATTGTGTCATATTATTACTCCTTATGAGTTGACTTAACACTATTATAAATTAGATATCGAAATAATGCAAGCTTTAATTTGAAAAAATTTCTTCAGTATCTAACCAGTTGCTTCCGATTTTTATTTCAATGCCTACTGGCATATCGTATTCTATTCCCCATCTTCTCTTGGCTTGCTGGGGTATGGAAAGCATACACTCTTTGACAACATCAATCACTTGATCCTGTTCATCAGGATGTACATCCACTACTATACTATCATGTACTGTATTACAAAGTAGGGATTTAAAATTGTTTTTCTTAAATGCCCTAAAGGTTTCAACAAGTGCAGACGGAAGTAAATCTGCTGTAGCAAAACCCTGTACAGGATAATTCTTTACACTCGTTCCATGAGTAATTCCTCTAGCTGTTCTTCTTACATACGGAAATCTGTATTCCCTACCTGACGGAAGAGCCACTACTTTATATTTCAGTGCTTGTTTAGCTAAATCTAAATGCCACTCCCCTATCTGGGGATATATTTCTGTAAACTCAGAATAATATCTATGTATATGTTCAGGTAAACCCATTCCTGTAGCACCATACAAAGGAGCAAAGGTGTGTTCTTTTGCGTTTTGCCTTTCCTCTTTTGTTATTTCATCTTTCTTTTTACCAGTTATTATTGTGGCTGTCAAGTTATGGACATCTACTCCACCTCTAACATTTTCATAGACATGCTTATCTTGACTAAGATATCCTGCTACTCTGTATTCTAGTTGAGCATAGTCTCCCTCTAAAATATGACCTCCTTCAAATCTAGAAACTACAGCTCTACGAACTGGAAATGTTTTACCTCTAGGCATGTTTTGGAAGTTAGGGCTTCTAGATGACAAACGACCAGTGCTTGTTACACATTGCATAAACTGAGGATGTATGCGATCATTATAGTCTAAATTCTTTTCTATACCTTCTACAAAAGTTTTAAGGTAGGTTTTTATTGCGTTGTATCTTAGGTAGCGTTCTATAAAAATAAATGCCTGTTCATTGCTTCTTTCCCTATATAAAGATAATGCATCTGCATCTGTTTTAAAACCTTGCGTACTGCAAGACATAATACTTATAGGTGATAATTTAAATCCTGCTACTTGATTAGTAGGCATATACTTTATACCCACACCTTCACAAGATTTGCAAATATATCTAGCCTTACCCCATGTGCCATCTTTTCTTTTTCTAGACATTCTTCCATAGCCACTACAAACAGTGCATCTAGTAGCTTCTGTTCTGTATTGTATTATAGTATTATTAGCTACTGCTCTTTTAAACTGAGCATCTGACATAGGGGTTCTACGTTTAGGTTTTCTTGCATTACCCCTAACCTCATAACCAAGATTAAATGTTTGTGCCCAAGTCTTTTTGTTTTTAACACCTCTGCTAAATAATAATTTTGATCTGTCTTCTGGACTAGAAAGATTAATAGGTGTATCACCCATAACTCTCTTAATCTCTTCATTAAGATATTTTTCTAACTCATTAGCTTCCAAGGTATACTCATGCTTAACTTTGTTTAAGGCTTGGCGATCTATTTTGATACCATCCTTTTCCATTTCTGCTAAAACTCTTGTTACCTCAAAAGACAGGCACAGTGTAGGCTGCAATCTGCTCAATACTTTTACCCTCTTGTTTTGACTGACTTAAAGCTACCTCGTAAGTGGACTGTACATCAGCTATTCCATATTCTTCTACTATTTCATGTGGTATTATATCGAAACCCATACCATCTTGCAAGTATTTTTCCAATATATCTTTTTTCTTTTTTGTAGGAGTTTGGTGTCTACGACAACATTCATCAAGACTTAAAGGCACCTTTACTCCTCTTGCCCAAACATAATCAAAAACCATAGTATCATAAACCGCACCACTATAAATAAAACCAGAGGCAAACAACCATTGTAAATCAAACTTAATATTATGACCTAATAAAACATCTGCCCTATCTAGTGCGTCTTGTACTATCCTCATGTTGTTTTCTGTGGGCGGTCTATCCGCATGATAAAACCACACATACTCAACAGGATTATCATCTTCTTTAAATCCTACTGACACTAGCTGATTGCCCTCAGCGTATGGGGAAGGATCAGAGCCTTTGTCTGTTTTTATAAAGGTAGTTTCTACATCTAATGTTAAAATCATTCGTAGTACCTCCCTGTTAATTTATCTATCTCACAAACAACATGACCATGCCACCCTGATATCTTATTCTTAGATACATTTAAAAATCTAGTATCATCATCTTCACCAGGATTTTTGCCTATACCTATAATAATATCTGCCTCTCCAGCTTTCCCTGTCTTAGAACCATCAAGCATAGCAAAGTCTAGTAGTTGCCTACCATGAGCATCATAACTAGCTTGAGATACAGCCCACACCATGCAGAAATTTCTTTTGGCTATCTCTCTAGCGTTTACATACAACTCTTTTAATCTTTCATCACCTCTGCTAAACTCACCACCTATCTTAACTTTGTCTAACTGATCAACAAACAATATATCAATTTTGTTTAGTTTTGCAAACTGATCTATTTCTGCTATGTCAGAGCCTACAGAGTCCATAATATAAAGTTTTTCTTCTATCTCTTTTTTGTAAACCTCTTTCATTTCTTCTAGGCTATCTTCGTAGTTATCTTTGTGAACATTAAAGTAGGCAGTTAATATTCTAGCTTTCATTCTTTTAGCTGTCTCTTCATTCATTATGTAACCAACTCTATGCCCTTTGCGTAAAGCTTCAGCAGATAGGAAAGCACAGAAAGATGACTTACCACTTTCAGGGCGAGCAAAGATAATCCCTAGATTACCTCTATAGGTTCCTGATACTTCATCATGTAATGTTGTTAAAGGAAATGGAAAATCAGGGTCTTCATCAAACTCTTGAAACAATGTCTCTACATCTGTTTCTTCTCTCTGCATTGATAGTATGCCTGTAGCAGAATCTTGATTTATTATTTGATCAACCATCTGGCGTAAGTCACCGAAGTTTGTAGACTCACCATTCCATATATCTATTGCTGTTTCTCCTACCTTACGAGCCATCTCTCTACGCCAAAACTCAGTCAGTGTATCTAATACAAACTGAGGATCGCCATCTACAGAGTCAGGTATATTTTTTATAGCTTCCTCTACAGCCTCTCTAGTAGAGTCTGGCATGGCAGGATATAAATTCTTATGTACTAAAAATAAATTATCTTTTGATAGGTCTCCCTCATACTTGGTATGGTAGTGCATTATCGCATCAAAGACAGTTTTGTATTTTTTATCAAACATATCTTTGGTAACTAAGGCTTTTGCCTTTTCAAAGTTTTCCCTACTTAAAAGTAGTGCTATTATCTGTGGCTCCATATGTTTCTCCTAAAAAGGTTGAAGCAGTATATTATTATTTACCCAAAGGGTCAAGACTCCATTTACTAGCGGCATGTTGTATTTCTTCTTTCCCCTGTCTTATAACTTCTCTTGGATTACCATTTTCATCTATTTTTTGTTGTATTATTTGCATATTCATACTAAAAGATCGTCTCTCTCCATCAGAATAAAAAGGATAAACCATATGTATTAAATCTGCAGGAAATACAAAAAAATCCCCTACAGTAGGCTTAACAAGAAAAGTATGTGTGTGCATCTTGCCTGATTGTCCATGTAAAAATTCTATATGACCTTTACAGGGGTAATGGTCTTTATAGTCTTCTTCCCATTCTTTATCTATCTCAGGTGGTAACTTTAAATATCCTACGCAAGATAAATCACACTGCGTATGTATGTGTGCAGGATTAAACTCTCCAGCAAATTGCCTAACAATCCATGCAGATTTATAATTTATAGCAAAACCAGTACCCTTAGACATTTGTTTAAAATGTCTAGCTAGTTCTGTTTGCACATAATTTGCAATAATTTGATTAAAAGTTTCTAAATGTTTATTTAATTCATCTGCTTCTATCAAAATTTCTTGTTTAAGTTTACCTACAAGATGATCTGAATGATCTAATTTCTTAGCTTTTTTTTCATTTTTTACTGTCTTGTTTGTATACTTGTTTAATTGCCTAACCATATTCATAGGTAGCCTAGCATGCATCATCATAGGACCAAAAGGAAATAAAGGAGACATGACTCCTTCTTTTTGATTTTTAAAATCTATACCGCCAGCCATTATTTATTCCTTGCTTTAAATAAACGATTCCCAAACCAGAAGCTAATGATAGCAGCAAAGATAGTTTGACTTTCAGAATCCCATGCTTCCAAGATAGCAGGTAATACCTCTGTTCCACTTTGCACTGCTATTATCACATAAGTAATTTTAACAAATGCAAACACACTAAAGAAGGCGTAGGTTATAACTGGTCGCACTGACGCTTGTAAGGCAGATACAAATGTAGATTTATTTGCCTGTGCCAGTGACTCAGCATGTTTATACAAACCTTTCACTTCTTCTATGTCTGCCTGAGCATCCATCTCTTGTAATTTTAATTTACTTAATTCTGATGCATATTTAGCTTTGGCTTCAAGCATCAAAAGTTCTTGTTTATTAGCCTGTTTTTTCTCGAAAAATCCCATTATCATGGGGAGACTGGAAGTTCCAAATCCGAGAAGGCTACCTAGTAATGATATCATGTTATATCTACAATCTCACAGGCATCTGCTGTACATGCCAACTCCTGCATGCCTTTTGTATTGTCCTCTTGTTCATAGTTAGAAAGTAATGTCCA